ATTTTAGTGCCTACTGGAATTGCAACACCTGCTGGTGTTTTATCTCCTTCTACGCTCACAGTGGCGGCACTGACACTTAGACTGGCTGCTACGGTGCCTGTAAGCCTGTCAGTGAATGTCACACTGCCTGACCCTTTTTTCATCTTTGTGCCAAAGGTCAATACCAGTGTTTGATTGGTCAAACACAATGTGCCTAACGGTGTCGGAGTAAACTGTATTTTTGCTCCTTTGTTAGTTCTTTGGTCGTTAATATCGTATGTGAACTGAGCGGCACCACCTGGTTTGACCAAGGCTGTTACTGGTGTAAGACTGGTTGTAAATGTCCAATTTTCTGATACTTCGATTGCATCATTTTCACAGGTGCAATTGGTAACTACGCCGGCAGTCCAGTTTATATAATAGTCAGTGCCAGGCTTTCTGTCTTTGAACGGCAGTTCTACAATGTCTGTGTGAATTATTGTGTTAGCCACAGGCAATGTTTCTACAAGGTCGCCATTGGTTGTATAAAGTTTAAAACTGCCTGTGCCTTTGACTAATTGACTGACTGCAGACTTGGCAACAAATCCCGGAGTGTTTACACTGGTTTTAAATGCTCCCGGAGGACCATAGACCCAACCTGAACCTGTGGCTTCTTTTACAGTTCCTGATCCTACATACACTGGACTTAGCGTGGCTGTAGCAATAAATTCAAGATCAACTGCAGGAGTTGCCGCATCATCAACACCAATGCTTCGCCACTGTGCTGTGGTAGTTGATCCCACCGTTCTAATTTTATATCGTTTGCCTACTGTGATAACATCAAGGGTTTTGCCTGTAGGAAAATTTGTAGCGGGTGAAGTAGCAAACCATTCAGTGCCAACTGTGTTATTGGCCGCACCCCAAAAAGTAAAGTCAGTGGTGCCAGCCTGTGCAATTTTGTATTTGTATTCCGTTGTTGTTGTTATTGTAGATGCTAAACCAGGTGTTCTTCCTAGTCTTTCTTGTTGCAGGTTAAATTGTATAAAATAACTGCCTACAAACGGCACATTGGATGATGCCACACACACATCTGTGTTAGCGTCTACACCTCCAAAATTACTTGCTGGTGATTTGCTGGCTACTATAAGTTTGCAAGGAGTTGACGCTTCATCGGCTGGCGGAGTATTAACAAAATCACAGACAACACAATCACTTATGGTTTGCCATTGTGCTGTTTCTTTATTGTAGGCCAAGATGTCTTTGTTTTTAACACCTGGTTTTATTTTTACTTCTACGGCAGGTCCGCCTGTGGCCAATAGAGGTGTTTTAAAATCAACGCTGGTAGCCGCTGTGGTAAGATTTACTGTGTCTGCTTTGACTGTGAGATTACTGGCCACAACCAAACTACCACCTGATGCTTGTCCAAGGATATCAAGACCTGTTGTGCTTTGAAATGTTTCAAATATTCTTGTGAATAGACTCTTGCTGGTATCACCGGATCCGAATAAATCGCTGACCTTGCTTAACAGGGATACTAGACTCAATGCACCTAGTAGTCCGCCTGTGCTGTTGAACAATGAAGTGCTGGAGTCAATGGCCTGTGTGGTCTGTCTCGGCACAAAGTTGACTAATCCGCTGACTGCACTGAAAGGACCTGTTGTGGCTGTGTTTATGCCTCTGGTCTTGACAACAAAATCACTACTGCTCACACTGTCATATTCAAATGTCACTGCGGTGCCGCTGGTGTAAACACCGCCGCCTACAGGACGCTCTACTGATATAACTCTATAACTGCGATTGGCGTCAGCAAGACTGACATCGTTGCTTAACCAAAATTCAATGGCTTCTACAATGCCTGTTGGTGCAGTGGTTGAGATCTGCACTCTAGGACGACTGTCAATTTCTACCTTGCTGACTGTGGGTGTGCCTGGTGTGCCTATGCTACCAAATGTTATAATACCATTGGCATCACTGCGAGTAAAGCGATATAGGTCAGCCACACTATACACATTCACATTGTATTCTAATGCAGTGATGTCCATCATCAATGCACCGTCATTGTCCTGCTGTTCTTTCACAGCAATTATGCGGAACAGTTTGGCACTGAAACCAAATCTTGAATTAGTCACATCGATGACATCACCGGCTTTGAGATTGTAGTAGGTCCAATCTGTTTTGAATTGTATGACCTTGTCTATGCGGCTCTGTTTGAGTTCAATCAAGCCCAACATCTGTGCCTGAACGGGCTCATTGATGATGTCATAGGTTATGTTTAAGGTCTTGGGCTCTTCATTGGTGTTGAGACTGAATGGTGACCAATCGGCTGGCACCGAACTTGTTGGCACAGAAATATTGTAGAAGTCTGCACTGTCGCGAAGTTCTCTATGTGGAAACTGAACCTTGACAGCATTGTATAAATCCTGTAGGCCTGTGCCGCTGACTGATATGTTGCCAATGATGTTGGTGTCATTGAAAGCGGCTACACTGGTTTCTGCTTTGTTGATTATGACGCCCCACTTGCCTTCGTGTGTGTCATAACTCAACCAACTTGCAGTAGCATTTAGTATGGCCTCTGAGTTGTCTAACACCGTGTTGGCAGTGTCTATGAGGCCATTGATCTGATATCTATCGCCTAGTGTTTGTGCTCCTGTGCCTTGATCAGCATAGGCCACACTGGCTAGACTGTAGGTGTTGAGTGCTGTGATGTCTGTGGTTAGTATGTCACCTGCGGAAATGCCTGCACCGTAAGTGGTGTTGGTTAGGTAATCATATATGACATCACCTGGGGTAAACATTGAACTGGCAATGTTGAACTTGACATCTGGTAGTCCTGTAATACCTTTGTCTCTGTTGTAGTCTACCTTGACCAATGCAAACACCACATTGGTTAAAGCGTGTGTGCCAGAGGTCCAGTTGGGGAATAATGTTTCTGCGTTGGCCACTGCCCCTGCAAAGCCCACAGGCTTTTGTCCTGCTGTTCTACCACCTGCATAGAAATAGATCTGAATAAGTCCGCTGGCGTTGCGGTCAATGGTGCCTGCACGATCTAGTGTGTAATCAACAGTGATACCATCGCCTTGGAATTGCACTCGTTGGTCATTGAGATAGACATTGTTCAGCAAGTAGGTTGTGGCTGCACTGGTTGAATATAGACTACCAGTTTTTTCTGTTAGAGCCAATGCAAACCACATTGTCTTGTTGCTGTTGGTCATTGCGGCATCAATGATGTTGCCACCAAAGAATGCTGAACCATAGAGCACTGGTATCTTGCTATCAGCGTTGGGTTTGACCTGTAGTCTTACACCTTCATCAATATTGTTGGTGCCGCTATCCTGTCCTTTGTTAGCACTCTGACTAAGTCTGTTTACTGCATAACCTAGTATGGCTGTTCGAGCCAATGTGCCGAATATGCTGTTGCCACTAACAATGCCTACAGCAGTTTTACCAAAGTCTACAATGTCTGATAGAAAACTCATTGTGGGGCTCCGAAGTTGAAATTAGAACTTTGTAATGGTAGCACACGAGCCATATCACCGCTGGCAAAGTCACTGGGGTTAGTGCGTCTGCCTGTGATCTTGTCTTGTAGCATTTCTACAACCGAAGTCACTGTCAATGTCAGTATCACTGTGCCTGTGCTGGATCCTATATCCAAATCATCTGTTATATCGTAATTGGAAACAATGCCTTGAAACTTGCCAGCGGGGTTGCCAGCAATGCTCAGGAGTTCTCCAGTAGTGACATCAAAGAAGCCACGAAATATTTTGCACTCACTGCCTTTGATTCTGTTGTCAATGATGTCAGTGACATTTGAACTTGGCACACCAGCAATGGCAATTGAGATATCACTAGGCGATGCACGAAGCGTGTCTTCAGTGCTGCCGATACTCAACAGTTGACCTAATCCAGTATAACTCAGCCCCGCTATGGTGTAGGCCTTGTGATAGTCACTGAATGTCAATACGGCATACCCTGGTATGTCTAACTTCACAAACAGGTTGGTCTGTATGTTCTTGTAGGCACTAAGACTAATGGCCATTACAAACTCTCCGCAAACACAAAAGGACCATCCCAGGCCACTTGGTCTCTAGCAAAGATATTCCAATTAGGAAACTTCACGCATATTACTGACCAAGTCACTGCCTGTCCTACCAATAAGGTGTAGGTGCCTGCGGCATCACGCAAGGGTCTGTGTAGTGTAATGGTGTTTGAATTGTAGGCAACATCAGCGGCCACAGTATAGACCTTGCCACCTGCTCCTAGTTGTATGAAGTCACCTGCTTTGAATTTAAACTGTCCTGCACTGAGTCCGCTGGTTCCGCCTGTGATAGTCAATGTATTGCCAGTGGTTGCTGTGACTGTGATAGCCGAGACATTGCTGAGATTGCCTTGATAACCATTAAGCCAACTTTGTCCTGCAAGATTGATCTGTATGGTGCCTACAGTGACTCTGTCTAGTGCTTCCATCTTTTCAATCAAGCCACGGAAATCACTCCACTTGGGTCCATTAGGCAATGACACTTCAAATTCCCATATCTGTCCACCCAGGCTGGTGGTTTTCACTGTGCCATCACGACTGGTGCTTTGTGCTACTTTCTTTTTCTTGTTGATACTGATTGCTTGACTGTAATCAATTACGGTCTGAAATGCTGTGGTCATTATTATCTCCTACCCGACGGTATGGTTCGTCTACCTTGTTCAGTGACAGCGTAGATGAAACTTGGATCTGACGCCACTAATTGTTTGAAACTTTGTGCATCAACTGCTGATATGTTGTAGTTTACTGTGCCACTGGCTAATTCATTGTTAGGTATAACACGATTGCCACCGGCACCTACTAGAAGTTCAGGACCTCTTTCACCAACAATCACGGGGCCGTTCGTGCCAATTAGACCGCCTGCGGCAAAGCCTGGTATGATATCACCGATAGTGACTGTGCCTCGCTTGCTGGTGCTGCCAAATAGGCCACCAAAGGTCTGTGCTATCAAGGATCTCACTTGACTGCGTAATAGTTCTTCTAGAACGCTGTTAATAAAGCCACGGAATTCAAACTTACCTGTCTTGGCAAAGTCTACAATTGAGTCTTCCATACCTTGTGTTATCTTGCTAAACACACGACCAGCAGTTTCAAAATTGTTCTTGGCTGATTCAGCGTAAGTCTTGAATGCTTTTTCAAATCCTTTGCTGAAGTTTTCTTGATTCTTGAGATCTTGTTCTTGTTGTCTTTCAGTAATTTTAATTCTTTCTGCAAAGATGTCATTTATTTCTTGTTCTCTAGCGGCTCTTTCTGCGGCTGGTAAGTCTTTGATCTGCCTAATACGACGCAGGATCTCTTCACGCTTTTCTTCTATGTCTGTTATGGCTATTAAATTGTTTCTTTCTCTGTCGGTGTCACCTAGTGTTATGTTCAATAGTCTATTGCGTTCTTGTATTTGTTTGTTCAATGCTTGCTCTTCTTCTCCGCGAGCCTTGCTGGTGCGGATGATTTCAGCAATGCGTTCGGCTTCTTTCTTTTGTTCTTCTGCTAATCTTTCGGCTTCACGCTTATTTTGTTCTAGAAAACGCTGGACAAGGTTGGCTTCATCTGCGGCCGCTTTGGCAACAATCTCTGTCTTCTTGGCAGCAAATTCTTTTTCTTTTTCTAATTTGTTAAGTTTGTCATTGGCATCGATACGCAATTTTTCTTTAGCAGTATCGGCTTCAGAATTTATTTGGATTGCCGCAATATCTGATGCTAATTTATAAGTCTGAGCAGTTTCTTTGTCTGACTGTGACATAAGACTTGCAAGTCTTTCTGAATTGCTTTTTAACTTACCTTGTTTGGTGATTTCTGCTTCCATTTCAGCAATGCGTTGAGCACTCTGCTTGGCTGCTTCTAAACCAGCGTCACTTCTGCGTCCATAGCCACCTTGTTCGTTAGGTTTGTCTGTTGGTTTGTCTTTTGGAAACTTTTTAGCCAGTCTCTGTGCTTCTGCGGCTGCGGCTTCTTGAGCCTCTTTCATTTTTACCTGCTCTGCTTGAAATTTCAATCGATCTTTTTCGGCTTGCTTTACCAAAAAGTGGAAAGGACTACCAAGTCCTACTGGATCTTTTATGCCGGCTCCAAATAGATTTAAGAACTTGGCAAGATAGTCAGTTGGTAAGTTGAGGATGTTTCCTGCTAAGGTTCCCAGGGATTCTGTAATCTTGGCTATCCCACTGCTGATACCACCCTCATTGATAATTTTAGCAAACTCACCAAACGCAATAACCAATTGTGTTTTGATCTGATGACTTATTGACTCCATTGCTTCATTGAGTTTGTCTAGTTCTTTGGCGGCTTCAGTGTATCTAATATCAGCAATGTTAGCAAGTTTTTCTGTTTCTAGAGTTCTAATGGTCTTACCAGCGATATCAATAGCAGCCGTTAACTCACCTGCACTCAAACCACCTGCTCTAAATTTTGCAATAAGATCAGCAAAAATATCGTTGGCATCACGCACATTTCCATTAGCATCAGTTACAAAAATACCTAACTTCTGAAATGCTTTTTGCAGTTGTTCGTTACCATCGGCTGCTTCATCAGTGCTTTGTCTTAGTTTGAATAAGATTTGTGCGGAATCTTCTGCCTTACCACCTGCGGCAATAACACTGGCTGTGAAATTGTTAATGGTGCCTGCGGCTATTCCCGTGGCACCACTAATGTCCATAACCTCATTGGCCAGTTTGAGTGCTGTGCCTCCTAGTGCTGACATAGCGGCACCAGCGGCTGCGGCAGCAATGCCCACAGGTCCTAGTTTACTAACAATACCACCCAGCGTGTTTTGTAGTGGGCCACCAACCTGTCCGAAACTTTCTACATCTGCTTTTAGATTCTGTATGCTGGCACTGGTGCTTTTAATGGCACCTTCACCAATTGTTTTGAATCTAAGAATGAAGTCTTCAATAGTGGCCATAGTCGCTCCTTACGCCTTGTCTGCTAGATATTTCTGCACTGCTTTGATAGTGGGTTCAGTCATACCAACGCCACCTTTCTGTTTTGAGTATCCTTGATCTAATCTCACTGCATAGGGATAGTCAGCGTGGATAACATCATTTTTTAATCTTGTCTTACTGCGAGCATTGCCTTTGTCTACGGGTGTGTATTCTTTGAATGTGTCATAGGCCACACGAGCCAAGGCGTTGGGAGTTGTATTCTGTTGAATATTTCTAAGCCGCATCGTGATGTTGTTGTTTGCGTTTTTCATTTTTTACTCTCTCCATCATTGCCTGCATCTGATCCACTGACAACTTGGGTGGTTGCTTGACTCCTGTGCTGGCTTCTTCGTGTATTCTATGTTCCCAAGCAACCAACGCTTCAGTGACCTTGATATCATACAATGTGCCTCGGCTACGGACTTCGCTGGGCAATAGTCCATAGGCTTTGGCCATTCTACCTATGCTGATGACTTCGGCGAATTCCCAGTCTGCTTCTCCGATTTCTTGGGTTTTGACTTTCCCAAAAAATCATTTACTCCTACCAACACTCCTAATACCAAATCAACTGGTAGCACTTCATCGGGGCCCAAAGCGGGGCTACCATCTGCTTTGCGAATCATATCACGAAGCAGTTCATTGAGTTCGCTGGTCTTTTGTTCTTGTTGTAGTCTATAGAATTTGAAATAGGAATCAATACCTAGTTCATCCATCATCCAGAAAGTGAGTGTTTCGCCGTAGCGTTCTACGAGATCACTGTCCGTGATTTCTATTTCTACTAATTTGGGTTTTTTTGCTAATGTTGAAATGTCCATCTGTTAATCCTTTTGTCTGTTGATCAATTCGTGTGCCAATACCAAGAGAAACTTGATACGACCTTGAGCCTTTTCTAGATCACCACGGGCACATTTTACTTCATTTGTGCATTTGGCAATCTCTGCTATTAGACTCTCTAGCAGTTGTTTGTCTGTTTTGTTATCTAAGACATCCATAAATCTTTGTTCCTTTGTATTTATAGGCAGTGAAAGAAAAGGGGGCTGTTATGCCCCCATTCCTGACTCGCTCCCGAGTTCTTAAGTTGCCGCTACTGTGTATTCGCCGGTCACTGTGATAGTAACTGGTGATACCCAAACAGGTGCATCCGCTGTCACAGTCGGTGCAAGGCCAGTGATGTATCCTGTGCCTTTGATGAATGTGTCAGTGGTAGAGTTTTCAACTCTGATTATGAAGTTAATCAATGTCTTGTTGCGACTGCAACCAAATAGACCTTGTTCTGCCATAGTGCCTGTTACTGTGGCCGCTACGACAGTTCCGAAGAATGTGGCTGTGTCAACAACAACATTCATTGAAATACTGTTAGTAGAGGTAGTAGCAACCTGCTTCTTAGCAGTTGAATCTAATTGGCTCCAAGTAAAAACATCGTTAGCCGCATTGATAGTCATATCTTGTAGGGCTGGTATCGATAGACCGCTGCTTTGAGTAATGTCACTTTCATTTGACGCTACTTCAAGGCTCAGGGTCACCGCGTTGCCAGTTCCTGGTTGTGGGTTAATATATGCCATTTGGCAATCTCCTTTTTATGATGATAATTTTGTAAATCGTATTTCTATCTCTGTTACCATAACATCGTTCTCATAACTCACTGCGACATTGGCTTCACGACGGTTTGTGCCATCAGCGATGTCAATGTTTTTAGCGGCTATGAGATCTAATACTAGGGCGTCATAGTTAGAAGGAACTGTTTTTGCGTCGTTGGCAAAATAGATCCGAGTGCTTTGTGTTTGTTGATTGATAGTCAGCGTGCCTAAGGTTGCAATCAAGGGTTCTGTGATATATTCTACATTGTCTACATAAATCTTTTTCAAGTTTTTTATGTAAAGCGGTATGGTGTTGTCACTCCAAGGCACTTCTTGTGAAAGAAGATAGCCTCCTAGTGCTAACCCCGTGATATAATCTAGAACTTCTTGTCGCATTATCTTACTCTCTTAAGGTTGTATTGACCTGGAGACTTCTCAGCGGAACTTATGGTCCCGGAGTTGTCAAAGTCATACCAGTCACCATTAGTGATTAACTCACCAAATAGTGCGTCAGCCTTTTGAGTGTAGTAGCCCATCTTCTGTCTTTCAGCATTGTCTTCGTTGCCGAAGTCTGCGATTGACGGTAAGATCAACTCACCTAGTGCAGTAAACACACAGAGATCCGTAAAGTCATTAAGTCTTGCCTTAATTCTATTTGCGTTCACTGCGGGAATGTCTGCTGCCGTATTGTAAACAGTGGCAGAGTCTCGAATTACATAGTAACTCCTCCACCAAGGTGACGAGCGTATCTTTGAAAGGATACGCTCTGTCGCTCTAATCAACTGTTGTTCCACAATGTCGTCGGAGAGGCCTTCATTGGCTTCAAAGAGGCGTTGATCTTTATTCACCACATCTTGAAACTCAGCGAAACTTGTTACATTCCCTGATTCTGTTATGAAAGCCATTCTATTCTCCTAATTACTGAATGCTGGAATCAAAAATTCCGCATACGCCAGCCGCGTCATACAATTCACCAACACCATAAATTGCAGAACCAACTAGATCAAATCCACGCTTAGTGGCTTCTCTTTGGCTTTCAATCTTGATGTCTTGCATCATTGCTAGACCAAATGCATCACGGTGCATAATCAAGTTGGCATAGTCACCAGTAGCATTGCTAGAAGCAGTTGACTGAGCAACTAAACTAGATTGATACACTGGAACACCACCTAACATACCCATAAAGCCGTTACGCAATGCGTCATTACCAACCATTGACGCAGGAGCGGCAAAAGTAGATGTTAAAACGCTGGCAACATCATAAGCCACATTAGGGTGTAGAACGATAGCACAATCATTTGCTGTGTCGTAGCCTTCACTGCGTAGTTTAGCGATAGCCTGGAAAATTAATGCTGGAGTAGCCGCAGTGGAAACACCACCAACAGTTACTGATAGGCCGTTAGCCAATGCCAACAAGTCTGCGTCCATCTTGCGAGCGATTGCTTCGCCAAACAAACGACCGATGTCGCTGATTACATTAGAACTAGAAGCCATAATAGCCAAGTCACTGATCTGTGCAGTTAGACCAACTTCTGATACAGTTAGTGTAGCACCATCTGTAGAGATTGCTGTGAAACTAGGTGCAGTTCCTTCAGTCAATGCTGCCGCTGTCTGCTTTGGATAGATAGGAACTGTAACAGTCTTACCTTGTCCTGCTGACAATGTGTAGTTGCGAACAAGTCCACGCATAATAGACTTCTCGCTTGCCACGAATAATGCTTCTGCAACGATACTTGGCAATAGGTCGTTGAGGGTTGTTGTGTTAGTAATAGTCATTTAAGACTCCTTTTATAAGTTAAGTTTAAGAAAGACCCTGTGTCTTTCTATGTTCTCTATACAAGGCACGATGTTCTGGGTTGTTCATATCCAATTTGGTTACATCCAACGGAGCATTGCCTTTGCTTACAATATTGCTTTTGGAATTTGTAGTTGTAGGATTGGCAAGTTTGAAATGCGGATTCGAATCTAGGAACTCCCGCACTAGGTCCTCAACGCCAAGGCCTTCACCTTTGTCATTGTAACGGACTGACCCCTTACTGTCTATTACTTCTACATCACCACTGTCATTAAGTCTTACATTTGTTGAGAGTAGAGCCTTAACCTGTTCAGCATTTACCGCATTATATTTGGCAGCGGCTGATAGAATAGGCACATTCACTTTGTATTCTTTAATGACACTATCTCTCTTAGAGATTTCAGCATCCTTTTTAGCGGCTAATTCTTGTAGTGTCTTTTCAAACTCCCCACGCTTGATTGCTTCGGCTTGCTGTTTCTTAGCGGCTTCTTCACGAAGTTGTCTAAGTTCATTAGGGTCGCCTAAGTCTTCATAGGGCTTCAAGAGTTTCTTTTCCAACGACCCTTTCATACGGGCCATCATATTGTCTACTTCTTGCTGACTATAAGTTTTTGTCGCTTGTGCCTGATTTTCAGTTTGTTCAGTTGCCGCATCAGTTGCGTTGTCTGTTACCAATGTATTATCTGACATTGTGCATCGCCTCCTTGGAGTGTTAATAAGTTATTTATATGAATGATTACATATCACTCTGATAAACAGGTTTAGTAGCGTTTCTTACCGCCACCCTTGCCTGGTGATTTCTTTTTCTTGTAAGCCATCTTTTTCTCCTCTTTGGATTTAAATGTAGGATGTATCCAATTGGTAGCGGTGTTGCTAATGTAATCTGCTACTTTACTTGATATCTTCATCAAACGAAATAAATCTATTTCACTGCGAGCCATATTGTTTTCTATTTTGCCTAGCATTGAATTACAGCCTCGGTGTAGAACTCTTCTTATTATCCCAGATCTATGATCGTGGTCCAATACTGCCTTACCTGGTTCAATGATGTCGTCACATAACCCACATCGATAGCCTTGTTGTTCTATTAGATAATTTCTAACAGCAGGGATGTCTTTGTATTTTATTTTCTCCACACTTAACTTTCATCTTTGTGATAGTAGCCTAGTGCCGCATAGTCCATATGTTCTTGTTCAGTGCGAGCAATAAACTCTTTGCCTGTGACTGGGTCAATCATAATGTGCGGCTCAAATACAGTTTCAGCCGGTAGAACATCTTGACCTTCCACCATATCAGCGGCAAAATAAACTGCCGGATCTTCACCCAAGAACTCCGCAATTTTACCATCAATAAGGTCAAATACCTTGGGATTTGTGGCGGCTGATTTGGCCTGTTGTAGTTGTGTGATTTCTTGAGCGGTGTCACGGATGTTGAATGAGCCTGGATATTCTATCTCACCATACCATTGAGTGCCCATATAGGCACACCATATGTTCCACATCTGTTCTTCTGCTAATTGTAAGTTGTCTGCCTTCTCACTTAGACGGGCGTTAAGCAATTGAAACTCTGTTTCCATAGCCACACCACTCATAACCTTGCTTTCAGTTGCACGAACTGCACCAGTGTTGGCCATCTTGTCTATCGATGAAATAGCGTGTTCAATGGCCTTGTATATTGAATCCACTGAAGCACCACCAAACTCTAACAGGTATGGCTTTAAGCCTGGATCCAAGTTGTCTGGCATATGAATAATACTACCAGCACCAATGCCTGCTTGTGTCTCAGGTGTCTTTACTAGACTAGGATGGCTGTCCATTCTTAGACTTTGTTCTACTTCACTTGTGGCATTGTAGATAAACTTCTGTGCATCAGCAATGTCAGCGATATCACTAACGCCAAAGCCACGGATGATACTGCGACCATTGTAGGCACACACGGCTGGTATCATACCTAGGCCGTTGACTTCTTCTATAAGTTCTTGAATTACTGATTTCTTGGTGTCAATAACTGCTGTGGTCACTAGGTCTGGTGTCCAAGTCTTAACTGTCTTGAGATCGCCTGTGGTTTCTTCTAGGTAGCGGAAGTAACTTAGTGTGATGCGGCCGCTTGGAGCACGGGTATATTCCCAGTCTAGCACAACCATTGGGGTCAGTAGTGAAACATAAGGGCGAACGCCCAAGGCCTGTTCATCGGCTACTGTGACTGCACCAACATTAGGCTTGCTTACCATAATCCAAGCGTGTCCAAACACTGACATCCAGGTAGCAACATCCTTCATAAATGCGTCTAGGCTGCGACCATCAAAGTCTGCATCATACAAGAAGTCTTCAAGTTCTGGCATTGCTTCAAGACCGTTGAATTCACGCTCTGGATCTTCACGGAACAAGAATGAATTGTAAACTGATATCACACTTTGACAATGATTCTCTAATGGTGTTGAGGCAATGCGAGCACGGTATTCATTGTCTGTTTCAAGTTGATAGCGTGTTAGGTGGTTGGCGTCTTTGTATTCTTGTCCACCAACATATGATTCTAGTAGGTATTGCCACTGTGGGAAATAGGTTTCATAAAGTAGATTACCTTGCAGTAGTCTTTTAAGTTCATCTGATAGCGTTTGAATAATGTTCATTTACTTGTCCTTGTTATACCACACGGTGTCCCCAACGCTGTGGTATCAGCAGGCTTGGGTCAATATCTTTTCGCACTGGAAATAGGTAATCAACCATATACCCGAGTGCGTCGTTCATATGATCGTAGCCACTGTCTTTGTCAGGTTGGCTACTTCCTTCTTTGTAGGTCTGTCGTTCAAGACCTTCTATTGTATATTTACACTTAGGATCAATAATCAAGTGTCTTATACCACTGCTTGAACACAATCTAGAGTTCACAGCATTGATACGATCACGGACTGGTGTGTGGTGTCTAGGTGCTTTGACAACGAATCCAGCATTGCTCAACAAGGTGACATCGGTGACACCACCTGCTGATGTCTTGCGTTGATTGCCAGCAGGATCAGGGTAGACCCAAAGTTTGCTTTTGCCGAAGCGTTGTTTCAGTTCACCAATCACTTCTTGTGTGTTGGAACTAAAGATCCTCACTTCATCTATGATATGTAAGGTATCGCCCATTCTGGTAGCAATTACTGCTGACATTGGGTCTATGTTAAAATCCATTCCAACATAAAGAACATCAGGAGTATTACCTTCGTATTTACGCACATTGGCTGCACGATCAAAGGCATAGTAAATGCGGCCAGAGAATGTTTCGAAGGTGGCCATATACTCTTGACGAAAGGTGCGTTCATCAAGATCCTTACGGGCTTGATCAATTTCTTCTTGTGGGACTTGTCCACCGTCTAGTGTAGTGTATGAGAATGATTGCCAGTTGGCACTGTCATCCTGTGTGTTCTGGTAGATTTCATAAGCCCAGTTACCAATACCTTTGGGCGTGCCGATGAACAAGGCTTTGCCTGCTTTGTCGGACAGGGTGGGTCTAAGGGTTTCATACCAGGCTTCGGGGTCGATGTCCGCGAACTCATCAAGAACAATAAAGTCAAGACCCACCCCACGGAGGCTATCATAATTATCGGCACCCTTAAGAGCGATAGTGCTACCGTTGATAAGAATAATTGTAAGTTCTGTTTCATTAGTCTTGGCCACCCAGTTGAGATCTTGTAGTTTGTTCTTTAATTTACGCCAAACAATTTGTCGTGCCATCTTGTAGGTAGGTGCCACATACCATACATCCTTCCCAGGATCCTTGGCGTGATAGCATAACTCTCTTATAGAAAGGTGGGTTTTACCAAAGCGACGACCCGCAACTACCACCCTGAATCGTGCGGGGTTCTTGGCCACTGTGTCTTGTGCATTACTTAAAGGCATTGTAGGCTTGACCTAGTATGGTCAGCGTAATTATTATTGTGAGAGTGATGATGACATCTCTGTCCCAGACCAAGCCAGTCAGCCAAGGACGAAGCCAAAGGTAGTTGGCTATGATTACTGCAAGGAAAAGATGCTGTTCTGCCAGCGTCAATGTCGTTACTCATTAGTCCAAAAAAATCACAATGATTTGCACCAGCACCAATACAATCAGAACATTGACTCTACGCTCAAGAGCACAAATGTCATCAAATGTGCTTTCACGCTTTTCTAGTGATCTCTTTAAGAATTTCATTCATCGTTCCAAGGTAAGGGCTTCTTGTCTTCAGTGTTGACAGGAACATCACTCATACCTAGTAGGTTTTTAGCCAAGAATATTTGCACTGCGGCTGAGTGATTGCGGCAGGCATTGTCCAGCATTGCACGGCGTAAAGCAATCTTTACCTCCTCACGCCCTTTTGTAATAAAGGCGGCAAAATGGCGACTCACATTGCTTTCTTCAATGCCAAAGAAGTTTGCGATATCACGGTTTGAACAGCCCAAGGCTGCAAGTTTTTGCACCTCATCTGGGGGCACAACCTTTTTGTCTCGGCCAATGGGATAGCCTTCAATCGTGCCTTCTACCAATTGCTTTTCTTTTTTAGGCGGCTTTAAAGTCACAGCCCCGCTGTCAATAATTTCGTTCATACTGTTATTTATTATAGACCAAAAAAAAGCCTGACTAAAACAGGCTTATTGGTTGTTTTGCATCTTGAACATTTCTAGTTGAGCACCTTGTTGTATGACCTGGTGTCTCAATGCATCAATCAATTGTTGCAGTTTGCGATCATTGAATTGCAGTTGTTGAATAACTTCTTGCTGATGATTGTATTTGGCAGCAAGTTCTTTCATTACTTCAGTGCCGTGATTGATAGCACCAGCACATTGCATAATGTTTTGTTCACATTGCAATAATGCTTGGTGCGGGTCCCAACCAGTGTTCCAATAGTCGTTGTTCATACAACTATTTAACTGCCGAATCCAATCTGGAATCTAATGCCAGCAATGTCTTCTCTGATGTTGCTCAACAACAAGAACACAAATTCAATGTCCTTCATTTGCTTGTCGCTCAAGTCTCGTTGAAGCGGTGTTTTAAACATCATATTATGCACTATACCGCCCAACACTGAACACGGGGTATTCAAGCCATTCTGACTCTTGTGTAAGCGTTTGTCTTTTTTGTGCCACCATTGCTCTCTAACCCATTTACGATCAGTATCATCACTGCTGATGGTATCGTATTCAGCCATAATGGTTAGTGCTTGTATGCACGAGGTCAATATGAATTGCTTGTCGTCCTCTTCAATCTCTCTGTATTCAGTGCCAGCGGCTGTGTTTTTTGGTATGTATTTTATGATTCTTGTTGCCATTTCCGTTTTTCCTTTTTGTATAAACCAGTTCTTCTCAAGTGTTCGTGTCTGGGTATGCAACTGACATTGCCCATAACCCAAGCACCTCGTTGATCTTCTCGTGTCAAGCAGTAATCATCAATGCCTCGACCCTTCTGATCCCAACGACCCAACCATAACTGTCTGAAGTCTTCGAATGAGAGCATCCAAAGTTCTCCTCGATAGTTGGCTTGTGCTTTCATTTGGCTCCAGGCACAATACTGCTTGTGAGGTATCTCACCTGGCACTTTCCAACATTGAGGTCTGGGTCCTTTTCTGCTCATATGTTTATTTATAGTCGCCCGTAAATAAGTGAATGACAAAGCGAGTTATTCGTTGTGATCACCAAACAATTGATCGCTGAACCAATGCTTGATCTCTCTAGCACGAGTCGCGGTAGTTCGAACCACTGCGGCACCCTCACCATCCCACTTGATATGTTCTTGTCCCCAACTGCCCTTGTAGGTTCGATATGGTGCTGTCTTTATATTATGAAAGAACTTGTGTCGAGAGTTTTTGGGCTCATATACTTCAATCACACCCGTGTTCTCAAGTTCTCGCATCTCAGTGGCTGAGGCGATTGTGTGTTCTTCTAGCGTTACTTTATACATATTTCATACCAGTCTGGATAGTTGTCTGAACGGACACGATTACGCACCGTTTCTGATTGGCTCCAACCAAATGCTTTTGTTGCTTGTTCATATGTCATAATACCTTTTGGAGTCATTAGTTGTTTTACAAAATGTTTGTTCTTTATACTTTTTAAACCAATATGCCTACGATAAGGACGGTATTCAAGCATAGTGCCATTTTTAATATGTTTTCGTATTTCACCCTTATCGCCGTTCAGTATTTCACTCCATTCATTTACATTCTTACCTTGGAATATTCTTATTGTTCTCGAATCAGCAATACGCTGAATGTGCTGTTGTGTTTTTTTTCTGCCTTTATGTGCCCGAGATAGTTTATTACGGAAGTCAGCATTACACGCTGGTGAGACAAGTGTTCGTGTATCGATAGTTTTCGATAATAGCAGTTCAATGTCAGATATACTCATAACCTGGCACTCCCTGAATACATTTACGATCAATAACACACACATCACACCCGTGTGCTCGGGCGGCGGCACCACGGCTTTTGAACGAGCCCAGCGGTGTTTTTACAGCCCGACGATTTTGAATATGCGGAGCATTTACATCAGTGCCGGGTGTATCTTTATAATACCACCCACGAGCACCTTTTTTAATAATTTTTCGAACAATCTGACCCTGAATGCCGTGGGCTTGCCCAGCGAGGAGAGTGCTGTTAAACTCACCGAGTGGCGTTACTACTGCTCGGCAGTTACCGTTTTTGTAATTATGTTTTTTGCCTCGAAGTGCGTCACTGATTTTTTGTCTTACTTCGGGGGTGGCAACATATTCTCTTCGTTGCCACAAACTGCTATTAGTCGGGGCATTTAGTAAAAGTGTAATGTCATTCATATCAGGCACTTTCTAAAAAGCGACGAGCACGGCGTTCCCAGTTATCGGGGCGGCTCTTCATATCACGAGCAATAGTCTCGGGCATACGCAAGTCCAATCGACGAGGCAAATCCAAGTTATCGAGGAAGAACTTTAGTAATGCTATTTTTTGCTCTTCGTCGAGTGTAGTGTCCGGTGAGACACTCAAATAGTCCAGTTCAGTCATAGCATAAAAAATTTGAGCATACTGATCACTACGGTCCTCGAGAGCGAGGTGAAACGGAGTCATACGACTGCGAATAGCATCCCAGTGATTGCTCATACGGCCTTTGCCTTGGGCTAAACGGACATTGGTAATCACTACTAAACTGCCGTCGAAAGTAAAGTTACTGGGAATGCTTTTGCCGGTGGGCGATTTAATCGCGACACTACTATGCCAGCCTACTCGACGGAACTTATTGTCAGTGGCACCTTTGATAATGTTTAAGGCAATCTCGTTAGTCAGTATGCCGTCACAGTCATCGATGATGATGGTTTTGCCACGCTGACGCATAAAGTAAAGCATCTGATATAGTTCGAGTGGTGTAAGATGACTGCGAATGATAACATAGTCATCGTTCTCGACTTTGCCCGCACGAGCGAGGGCACCGCTAACCGAATGCGTCTTACCAAGTCCGGGGGGACCGTAAATAACGGCACTTCGGTGAATACCACTAATCACGCCGTCGATGAACTCGTTTAAGTCTGAGTTTAAGTCCGCGACATCAGCGATACGCTTCTTAAGTCCGGGAGTGAATACTGGGTCTGCCAGTATCTTGCTCACTGCTGGATTACCGAAAAACCCGTTATGCGTGGGTATGACGCTTTTTGCTGTCTTAGGCATATTTCACCCTTTCTTTGTTAATAAGTTTATATTATAGCACCAAACTCGAATTGTGTCAACCGTTGGGGTGTTGCAGTTATGCCACAACTTGCTCCAAATCAAATTCATTGGCTTCACACCATTCTTCAGTGTCGTAGCACTCGTCGTCGGTTAAATCTTCATCTTCCAAATTGGACTCAAAATACTCAATAATTTGTTGCTGAATGTCAACCGGAACCACCGCCCAGGTTTGGTATTGGTTTGCGTCAATGCCCAAACCTTCTAACAACTCCCCAATCTGTTCCCAGTTGTCAGTGTCTAGTTCAACTTCTTTGCGGTAATAAACAACTTTTTCTCTGGTAAGTGTATAAATGCGTTTCATTTTCTGCTCCTCATAAACGGCGTATTTTGCGATGTGCTTTTTGCTGTCTATGTCTAATTATACGACAAAACAGCCAAAGTGTCAACCGATTGTTTGTTGTAAAAAAGCCACAAAAAAGTCCCCCGTTTTGCGGACCACTACGGGGGGAGTGGTAGAACAAGGGTGAGACCCCTAGTCCGCTGTCACAACGATGTCACTCGTTGTTCTTGAATACCCAATCTTCGGCATAGTCGTCTGCCAGTTGTTCGGTTGGGAACGGATGCCCCATTCGTTCCATTCCATTAATGTAGCCAATGACTATGAAATCTTTAAGGTCTATGCGTCGGCATACCCAGGCGGTGCGATTACCATTTAGGTATTCACTGAGGAATAGTTGTTCTGGCATTTTGTTCCTTTTGCAGTTGTCTTCTTGCTTGTATTTTATTTATAGCCTCTTGTTTTCTCAGTTCGTGTTTACGGGCTTCTTCAAGATTAAGTCTGCGGATTTGTTCCATCATAGTCTCGGTGGTATTCATTCTGCTACCTCTAAACGAGAAACTGGAACAATAGCACTACCACGGGGTAGCACACTCAAAATAGCCACAATACCTGTGGTTTCATCTGAAGTCCAAGGTTTTGATTGCTCGTCTAACCATTCGCGGTTAAAGGCTGTGTCATTGAGATAACCAAACTCTCTAATTGTGCCCAAAAAACCATAGTCAGTAGTAAGGACTTTTTGATTAAGTTCAAACTGGTTTAGTTTGGTAATGTTTGCTGTCTTGACTTGTGTCATTTATGTTCTACCTAAATGTCAGTGTAAAATAACACCATACACATAGTATAGCACCAATCCGTGGCAATGTCAATAAGACATTTTACCAATCGATTCCTCTAAGACATTTTGGACTACTAATGATGTCTTACAGACATCAACTCAATCGCTTTCGCGATTTCGTATTTCGCTTCGCTTTCTAAAACAGAAGATGTATGAAATAAGTGAGATATTATTTGTTTTAGAAACTTTATGTAGATTGTTTCAGTCAGACGGAACCGTTTTGTGCGGCACCGTCTATCTTTATGTGAGTTGCCCCAGCCAAGACTTATGGAAGCAGGTGTTTTGATCACTGTATGCTAAAGGACTCTGTGCTTTTCCTTACCTGCCACGATATACTTTAAAAAGTATTCTAGACCTCGTTCCTAGTGTCTAGATGTTTATAGCCAGTGTGTTCGTATGCTAACAATTCATACTATATCAATGCGTCGGTTATCTTTGTTTTCAACCTCAACCCACTTCCGATTTTTCAGGATAGTTGCCTTGGCAACGGGGGTGCCTCAATATGTTGCGTGTCCAGTTATTCCCTGGTTTTTCCACAGCCCGATTATAACCGGCGGGCCAACCTTATGTGTTAGATGATATGCCTAGAATGATTTGAATTGCCAATGATGCCTAAGTGTTTTGCCTGTCACACTTATTTAGCAGGGACCTAAAATATTGGGGGGAAATGTGGTTAAAAGAAAGGGCACCTAAGTGCCCAATCCTTATTTCATTTTTGCTTCAATTTTTTTGAATGTATTAGCAATGTCTTCTAAATTCTTGTTTATTTCAACAACCCAACTTATGAGTAAATCAAAATTATGATCAGTATCAATATCATTTACACAACCGATGCCTTCAATTGCATCTACTATTCTATCTACTTGTTCTTTGCTTACCATTTTGTTTTCCTTTAAGTTATGTAGTGCTGTCACTACAAATACTATTATACAGCCGTAAGAATATAAAGCAATCATCAAGATTACCAATCTGTTAAACACGGTGGCTCAGCCCGTAATATAGTATAACAGATTGATAAAAATTTTACAAGGATGTATTTTGCCAAAGCATAAAAGACGAAACCCGGTAAAGACCGGGTTTCTAACAGGGCTCGTTTCTAATGGCAATAAGAAACTACTTTTTGATTTAGTGACAGCCAAACCATCCAGGATTAACGGATATTGTGTCCCTGCTAATATTATTTATTCCGACTGCGTATTTTCAGAATGAATTGTGATGATTTCTTGATCATTTTCAAATGTGACTTGATGTCCTGGACTCATTCTAGTGCTGTAATGATTTGAGGCATTGTTGTCTGGCACAGTGTATTTGCCAGTGTCTTTGTTAAGATATCGTTGACAGGTCACGCATCGTTTACGCCAATGATTGCCCAGTGTTCTTGATGGATATACTTTGGCAGTGGTTTGTCTGCCATTGGGACAGTGTTTGCCGCAGTCTTCGCAGGTTGTTGCACAGGGTTTGAGTTTGACCAATATGGGCACTGTTGTGGGATTTACTCCATCAATGAGTTCAACACCTATTTCAAACTCTTGGTCTTCAGTGATAGGTTTGTGTTTGCCTCTGGCCATTTTGCGACTTTTGGCAATCTCAGTTTCGCTGACTTTGGGAAATCGCCACTCTGCTACTTCGCTAAGCCTTCTTCTGAATTCTTCGTCATCCATTCTTCATATAACGGCCACTTTCCCAAAGGACAATGAGCACCGATTAACCTCGTCTTCAGTGTCATAAAGCACCCGCATTGTTGACATCTGTTAAGTGTAGTTAGTTCTGGACAACTTTCGCATATAGCCATTCTGGCTTGCTGTAAATCTTGTGGTGCTGGCATTAGTTTATGCTTTTTACAAAATCCAATAACACGGGCACAAAGGTAGCACCACAAAGAATAATCAAGATGGCCCAAATGCGATTGTCTATCTTGTCTACCTTGCTTTCAACACGGTCAATGTCTTCTGCCATATGAGCAAGATGATTTTCTTTGATGGTTTTGATTTCTTGGGCTAATTCTTTGATAGTCATTATGCGGACCTCGCTAGGACTTTGACGCGGAAGTTTCTGCGATCAATCAAACCCATTGTGGTAGTCACTTGCACAGTCACAGTATAGATCTTGCCTTCTTGACCTTCCTTGAGTTCTACATAGGTAGAGGTTGATGTCCGGCCCTGCGTGTGTATGGCCAAGGGATCTGGGTCATTGGTTCGTGCTGTGATGGTGTATGTTGATGCGGAGATCGTGTCGCCGGTAGGCAACCATTCACTCCAATCGAATGTGTAAACTAAACGAGCCTCTGTGTCCTTTTGGATTGTTAGTCCTTGGATAGTTTGCTCAAATCCTGAACGGATTGCCATATCAATCTCCTTATATTATATGTATGCGACTTTCGCCGTTTATGGTGTGTAATCGGCTTTCTCCGACTATTTCTTTTACTCTTGACTCACTGATAATAGTGTAATTTCTTGTTTCGCCTTCTATGCGATAACTCCACCCTTCTGCTGGTATAACATAAACTATGGCATCCAGTCTTAGTTCACGGACTTCTACCACAAATACCATTGCTGATGTGATTGCGGCTGTAAATCGTTTTCTTACACCAACCGTGGCACTGACACTACTGACACTGACAATTGCGGCAGCACCACTAACCAATTTAACAGTGGCTACGGTAAATGTAGCCTGACTGACAATTGTGGCTATTGCTCTTCTAGTTCTTACACCACTAACTGACAAGGTGCTTGCCACAGCACATTGAACAACCAATCCAGCAATTCTAATATTGGCTGTTAAGGTAATGGCCACAGACTCAGTGACAATGACAGCACGAACAATCTTACCAACACTTGCTGTCAATGTGCTTGATGCAGTAATTGCGGCCTGTGCTCTTGCTGTTTTGACTGCCGCTGTGACTACGGTTGTGACAGCAGATTGACTACTGCTAATTTGTTTTATTCTAACGGCTGTCACTGTTGTAGTAAAGGAGCAGTCTAATGGTATTAGAACTGCTACTGCTTTAACTACCACTGACAATGAAGATGCCACTGCTTCAGTAACAATGACAGCACTGACTCGTTTGACTGCAACAATGTTTGTCGATAATTGACTGCTAAAGTCTGCTTCAAGAACCTTGTTCAAACTGTCTTGCGTAAAGACAAAGAATGTTGCTTGACTACTTAAACCAATGCTGGTTCGTCTTATGACGCCAACAGTGGCTGACACATTGGCATTTGCCAATGCCAAAAGACTAATTTCACTGGTAGTATTACCAATACAGACTACTGTAGATACCGCGGAGATTGATGTAACACCTCGGGCAGTCTTTGCAACAACCACATTGACACTAGATGCTAAAGCCTGTGTAACACTAACGCTCACACGCTTGACCACAGTGGCAATTACGGATGCCTGTGATGATGTAGTCATTACCGCAAATACAGAACCAGTTAGACCTACTACAAGAGTGACAACGGATTCAAATGCGGCGGTGCCACGAGCAGTTTTTACTGCTGTGGTTTCAAATTGTTCGTAGTAGCCTGAAGCCAGATAATCATCATCTATGTAGATGTGAGCAGTAAAGAATCTACTGTTTAGGTTGGCAATAAGACTTTGAAATTCGCTGGCTAATGTTAGTGTTGACCCTTGACTGCTTAGACTTGCAGAAGCAAATTTTAATCTAGTATTGATTACACTTAGACTATTTTCGGATGTTACGGCACTGGCACTAACGGCAGTCTTGACTGCTGATGCTGACTGTGTAAATGATCCTGTGATTGAACTTTGGCCAGCCGCGTTTCTAACGGCTATGGCTGTGGTTGTGCCATTGGCAAATGCCACAAGATTAATGTCGTGGAGTCTACCAATTATTGCTGTGACTGTGGCGTTTGCAAAAATTCCTGCACTACCACTTCTAATTGCATTGCCTTGGGCTGTGACTGCAACAGATGTTGATAACGCAATGGCTGTGTCACGCAATCTATCTGTCGTTGTTACTACGGATACTGCGGCAGTAAGGTTTGCCTGTAATTGTTTTATTCTAAATGCAGTAGCAGATAGTGATGATGCCGATGAACAAGCAACATTGTATCCTCGAAGTCTATTGGCATTGGCTGTGACAGCGGCATTACTGAAGGCCTCAAGTTCAATACTTTCTAAGGTGCCAATGGTTGCGGTAACGCTACTCGAGGCTGATATGTTGGATTGAGCATTGGTAATAAAACCAACCGTGGCTGATACAGCACTTACAGAAGTTAGACCAGCAGATCCTAGATGTTGGATGCTTACATCGTCGTTGACATTGTTGTCAAAGTGATATAAAAATTTAGTATCTGTTGTGTTAGATCTTGCCTGAGTAGGCACATCTATGCTTGCACTTGTAGGACTAAATCCTAATGTGGTATCGTGAACAAAGAAAACTTCATCTAGTAAATATGGGCCGCCTCGGCAACTAATATTAGAGGTTCTAATAGTTCCTGAACCATATACTCCGCCACTTTGATTGCCTGTGGCTCCCCAGCCGTAGAATGGCAGTTGTTCGTTAGGATTGTCTGTGGTAGTTGGATAGCCCCAAAATTTAACTCTGGTGCCATTTATGTAATATGAAAGACTATTTCCTTGTTTGACTATTGCTAAATGATTCCATTGATTAAGTGTATGATTAACAGTATGAGTATATCCATAAGCCAGCCCGGCACTACTACTATTATTAGGATCACCGCCATATCCTTGAAATTTATATTTGCCAGTGTTGGTTTGACTGATTGTAAAAAACTCAAACATTAAAAAGAATTCGTAATTGGTATCACTTGTGGTTGGGTAATGCCACATTTCCAAATAGAATGACTGTGCTGAGGTTGGAACTACAAAATTATTAGCATTGGTGGCACCAACAAAATTATTGCCACTACTAAGACTGTGACTTCCAAACTTTGCATTAGTTGAAAAACCAGGACTGCTATTGACAAAATTATCAATAAGATTTCTTGGTCGACCACGCGGTCCTGCATTTCTCGAAACTAATATAGAAGCAAAACTTTCTATAATAGCATTAGCCGGTTGAATTTTACCAGCCAACGCAGTTTGCGTAAACTGTGCCTGTTGACTGCTTGATGCTCTTGCTGTTTTAACTGCAAGACATTCAATAACTGCAACGCCTGTGCCGGTTAAGATAGCATCACGATATTTTCTTGCGGTAACATCAACACTAAATTGGTCAGCAAGGTTGACTGCCGATGATCTAATTCTAAGACCAGTGGCTGATGTTGTTGCCGTTGCGACTGTGTCTATTGTGTTATTTCTTAAGCGGTTTGGTATTAGTGATACAGAACTTTGACTTGATATTGCACTGGCAAATACTTTGGTAGCCCTGACAGTGGCATCAAAAGAAAACGCAGCCTGCGTTTGTGTATTTGTGTCACGGCTGCGTAGTCCATTAATGATGGCTGAGAATATGCTGTCAACATCGGCGTCGGCATTGCGTTTGACCACAAAGTCCGTGGCAACATCAAACACCGCAGAAGCGGCAATATTGTTACTACGGATTCTACTTACTTGAACAGAGATAGCCGCATTGCTAAATGCAAATAGATCAGCCCCTTCAATGTGACTGATTGTGCCAGTTTGTGTAAATGCGGCAGTAAACACCGCATTGGCACTCACTGTCTTGTTTACTGCACTTGCTGATGCAAATACAGATGCAAATTCTGAATTAACATTGCGTATTTTATTACCTGCAGATGTAACCGCAAATGATGATAAAATTACTGCACTGCCTTCAGCCAAAGCACTGGCTTGATAATAGTCAATGACAATGTAGTCAGGAATGTAGTAGCCGGTGGTGACGGCAATAACAACTTGTGCTGACACTTCTGCTGTCAATGTCACATCAGAAGAGGCCTGTGCTATATAGGCAAAATAACTTGCCTCAACATATCCTGATTCAAAGTAGAATTGATCCACAATCTTTCCTTAAGGATTAAATTTATGGAAGGTCAAATCAACAGTATCGTCGTCATAGTGGTGTGCCCAAGAAATCACATACTGACCGTAGGTTGAATTATACCAAGGTAATGCAAGCACCTCGTAGTATGATGGATAAGTGCCTGCACCAGATGTTAATCCTGTGGTAACTGTTGCTGGAAGACCAAACCCTGATCCTGATGTTGCATCTACATAGTCAAATCTCATTGCGTTGTTGTCACTAACAGGAAGATATATTCTATGTGTGGTTGTGGCAGTGGTTAAATCACCAGCAACACAAAAACCTGTATTATACAAATTACCCCAAGTCCTCACAGTGCTTCTAGTCACTGAAGGATTCGCAGTTGGAGAATTAGCATTGGTCCATCTAGCAAGGCTGTGTTTGGGTGTGCCGCTGGCATTGACTTGACTCATTATAATTACATCACCAGACACATCTTTGATCATTGAGGCTGTAAAACTGTTACCGCCAAAACTGCCAAAGCCACCATCACTAATTGTTAGTTTATCATTGCTGGCATTACCTTGGCGGAAATGATCAGCAATGGAGTTGTTGTTGTTGCCAGCGAATGAGTAGAAGGTTGCAAAATTGGCAGCGTCTATGCCTGATCTAACTGCATACATTTTGCCTGAGCCTTGAGAACCACCAGTAGACGCTGTTTTGTATATAGTAGGAGCAGAAGCACCATTGTGATTGTAGACCCAGTGTGCATTATAATCACCCACTACATTGTCTCGTCTAGTGACAGCAAACCTACCACCAGTGCCTCCTGTTCCTGCAGGTGAAACAAATACACAACAAGGATCACCAAATCCAGCAGTAGTTATTGTGGCTTCAGCACCTAATGTCAATGTTGGTAAACTTGAGGTTGAACAAGTAGCCAATCCTGACAAAGTGTATCCGTTGATTTTGATGTGCCCTGAGTTATTCTTGAACGCGGTAATCACACCATACTCACTGCTGGTATAGGCATTGGTCACATTGGCAGCAATACTGCCTGGAAAATAATTCCCAGCAGTGAAACTGGTTCCAAAACTGGTCAATGAACTCTTGGCAAATACTCTAGTGCCTAGGTCAAACACGCCTACACCATAACTATGGCTGCTGCCTGCACTATTACCTACAATAAATGTCATAACCAATTTGTCAGTGTTATAGACACCGTGGAAAGCAATGCTCTGTGTTGCAAGACCAGTATACCTACGAACAGAAGTAAACGCAGTGTTGTAGGTATAACTGGACCAGGTATTAGGAACAGCAGGTGGCGGCCCTTCGGCTGCATAGGTAGCACCTACCATTGATGACAAGAAGCCACTCATTATGATACATTCCCAGTTATGATACAGCGTGTTCCACTTAGGAACAGGATGTTGCAAACTCCACGGGTAGCCAAACTCACTGAGGCTTTGTCAGTGTCAGTGCCACCAATGTAAGCATCTGTAATGGTGCAGGTTATGGTAATAGCCGCTGTGTGATTGTTTACGATAACAACAACATCACCTTCTGCAAATGTTGCATTAGGTATGGTAATTGAACCACCTGAAGCCACCTGCACATACTTGCCTACATCACCTACAGCCAATGTGTAACTTGATGATTTGGTGCCTACTGCTGGTAGGTCAATGAAACCTACAGGATTGGTGCCATCTACTGTGCAACTACTTAGTGTGCCTGAACTTGGTGTGCCTAGAGCACCACCCGACACCAACGGTGTAGCACCATTAGAAGCGGCTGTGATACGACCTTGTTGATCAACGGTAATTGAAGCATAGGTATAGGCACCAGGAGTGACTGCTGTGTTAGCCACGCTGATAGCACCAGTCGAACTATTGTAAGAAATACCTGTAGAACCACTTAAGGCTGAACGAGCATTTGAGTCTGCATATTGAGTAATAGTTGTAGCAATGGCACCACTGGTAATTGTTATACCTGTGCCTGCTGTAAATGCCGCACGGTAATCTGTAGATCCAGGACCTGTGTAGGTAATTACACCAGTTGACGAATTATAACTTGCTGATCCATCACCGCCTGCATCAGTTACTGATATTGCGGCTCTTGCACCTGCATCAGTGTATTGTGTGATAGTCGAACTAACCGCACCGTCAGTAATACTGATGCCTGTTGATGCTGAAAATGCACCACGGGCCCTTGCTGTGGTAAAGTAAAGATTAGTTGAACCTTCAGTTACTGAATCTGTTGATCCAGGACTTGCGGCAATCTCAACATAAGCACTACCGCTCCAACGATATGTTTTATTAAGTCCGGTGGCTACATAAATCTTGCCAGTTTCACCTGTTGCCGGAAAATTTATTACTGCGGCATATTCTAACACATCATCAACATAACTTGGTAGTTGGCTACTTGGAACTAATCCAGAACTGTCAAGACTGGCATAACCATTGGCAGCACCTTTGGCTGATGTCACTTGAAGTCCGCTTAGATCAGGACCTGTAAATGCTCCAGTAGAACTATTGTATGTCAAGTTCTGGCTGGCTGACAATGCTGAACGAGCGGCAGTGTCAGTGTATTGTGTAATGGTAGAACTAATTGCACCTGTTGATGAATTGTATGAAATACCAGTTGAGCCACTTAGGGCTGAACGAGCGGCAGCATCAGTGTATTGTGTGATTGTTGTAGCAATGGCACCACTGGTAATTGTTATACCTGTGCCTGCTGAAAAGTGTGCTCTTACATCAGTGGCACTTGGCCCTGTGTAAGTGATAACACCTGTGGTATTGTTGTAGGCTAAACTACCATCGCCTCCTGCGTCAGTTACTGATATGGCTGATCTTGCATCGGCTGTGGCAAAGTCTGCTGAGCCATTTGAAGCGGCTGTGATACGACCCTGTGCATCTACTGTGATTGATGTTTTGGTATAAGAACCTGCTGTGACTGCGGTGTTGTCTAGATTAACAGTGACAATATCTCCTGCTGATGCCACTGATGATAAACCAGTGCCACCACTAATGGTCAGTGTGTCATTGAGATCTAATACTTGCGGAGTGCCACTATCGCCAGCAACGGTAACAGTAGCATTCTGTAGGTTGGTAAAGTTTGCATCACCTTCAACGAATGTGAGTGCTGAGCCTTTGCCTGCTCTGGTTACTATTACTGGCTTGGTCATTGTTCATTCCTTGTATGTAAAAAAAGGCACGAGGGATTGTGTCCCAGGTGCCTCCAAAGCCTTGATTAGGCTAAAGCAATAGATAAGTTGGTTGCACTCACCTGGAATGTGTCGCCGACCTCGATTGTTTTTGCAGTTGTGACTGCACCGAAGAACAAGACATTTCCTGAACTTACTGCGTCCATCACTGCGATGTGAGTGATAGTGCCCCAGTTTACCAGCAAGCAGGGATCAAAAGTCACTGTTGAGGTGTTGCTGGTGCTGCCTGCACCTAATGTGGCTGCGTCAAAGGCTATGGCCTTGCGGATATAACCGTTGGTTCCGTTTGTGGTTACTTCTAGTGTAGGTGCGTTGGTTTCAAGGCCTGTTACACCTGTAAACAATGCTAAAAATAAACCGGCTGGCTGTGAAAATGCTGAGTTGCGTAAAGTGTGGTCTAGTAATTTCTTTTCTAGATAATCTGAGGCTGCTGACATATTGTATCTCCTTGGTTGATATGTTGTCATAGCAGACAACATATGGTTGTCTGTTGTCAGTGTTGTCTTCTGACAATGTATTTAGTGAAAACCTAAATAATCACTGATAAAAGACAATAAAAGGTAAAAAAAGTTTTATGGACAGGTGCCCCATACTGGTCTATAGGTCCAGGCTTCAATACTACTAAAGTTAGTTGGCTGAGTTGGAATAAGAGTCACACACCAACCTCTTAAATCTTGTGTAGTATTATTAATATCGGATCCTGAATCATTTCGGAACATACCTATCATATTAGTCACATTGCCAGTATCCCAGTTATCTAAACGAGCCGCGGCATTTGTTGATAGTTTTGCACTTCTAAACATATCTTCCATATTAGTCACATTAGCGGTATTCCAAGCACTAAATCCTGTGATACTACCACCGTCTGTAGCCAAGAAAAACATATTTTTCATATTGGTTGCACTGCTGACATCCCAAGCGGCAAAAGAGGTATTAACATAGCCAATACCAGCACTTTGGAATGCTCCTTCCATATTAGTCACATTGCTGACATCCCAATTTAATAAGTCGGTATACAAACTGGTTGGCTGATTTTTTAGTATATTTTTTATATTAGTTAGACTACTGGTATTCCATCCAGAAATGTCGGCACTAATAAAACTTAATTCAAACATTGATTCCATTGTGGTAACACTGCTGGTATTCCAGTTGTTGATACCAAAAAACGGGCCGCCTGACACCAAGACTCCTGACCCACCATTATTTGCATTTGCATAAAACATAAAACTCATATCTGTCACATTGCTGGTATCCCAGTTGTTGGCACCACGAAACCCACCTGCAGCCGCAGAGCCGGGGGGCAAACCATCGCCAACCACGCGACCTCTATATTGATTGGCTCCATACAATAATCCTCTTAGAGAAGTTATTGTGGTTGGTAATTTGGCTGGGACAAAGTGGTCTTGTCCAAAACTATAGCCTTGGAATGCGTAGTCCAAATGTGTTATTGGTAAGTCTCCAAAACTATAAACACTGGCTGAACCGTGTGCGTATGTGGCATTATTAGGACCAGGTCCGTATTTTGTCACAGTTCCGCGGATAGTAGTTAGCCCAGTGCCAACTGCTCCACTATAACTATAACTACCTGGAGTAGTCACAACCTGTTCGGTTCCGTCAGCCCATTGAATTGTTGCATTTACAGTTCCGTATAAACCAAATTGTGCTCCACCTCCTGGAGTGTATATTATCATTGGTTTGTTGCCGGAACAAGATAAACTTGATTGAACACTTTGTGCTTCAGGAAATGCTACTCTTAGTCGAGTATTTTGTGAAATAACAGTTGACACTGTTGATAAAGATAGCGTAGTTCTTGAAGTCTTAGAAAGAATGGTGTTTATAGTTATATTTGAAACAGTTTCAAGTGATTTAACAAGATAAACAAACTTTCTAAAATTTGCTACTATTGACAGGCTTGCTTCTAGTGATGCTGTAATTGGTCCAATATTTCTAATTGCGGCTGCAGATATTGCACTAACAACCGGCATTGCTGATAGTCCTGGATTTCTAAAGAAATCGTAAACACTTGATATTGCTATGTTTACATTTAAACTGGAGTTAAACAATCTTGCTCTTGTGTTAATCATTACCGTGGTTAGTATAGATGATAGAGCAGAAGCACCTACCGCTGTCTTTCTAGCAACTGCATTTATAGATCCCAGAGAGAAAACCAATGCGGCCAACTTGCCTGGGTTTCGTTGAGCAAATGCACTTAGGCTGACTGCGGAGTTTAGACTGCTGGCCAACTGTTTAATTCTCAATACCAAATTAGAACTTGATACACTACTAGACAATTGACTTCTAAAATATTTAGGAATCCTAAAAGTCATAAAACTGGCTTCAGGCGGATTAGGTGTAAACTCACTGCCTGGATAATTACCTTGTATAACTACACCCTCATCTAATTGCAGTATGCAATCTTGTCCTTCATAACTGTCCATTCCCAGTGCTTCGAGATCAATACGGATGTAGGTAGGAAACTTACAGGTTACCGTGCTAACTGTAAGATTAGTCAACAACATAGCACGACCTGTTACTGGCGGCACTACTTCGCCTGTGTTGGCTGCTGTGAAAACTGACCCTACTTGATATGTGACACCTGTTGTGTCTGCTATGAGATTATAATCAGCAGTTCCTAATGTTGTGATCTGATATCGTTGACCTCTTTGAAAATAGCCTGGTTGTGTAAAATTGCTGAAACCTATAGTCAAGAATTTTTCTGGAGTCAACGATATAGTGCTAACACAATCTAAATCAATTATGGTTCGTTTTACTTTTGCACCAATACAGGTGATAGTGATTGCTGATGTCAAGACTGCACTGATTTTTTTATCTACCACCGTAAGTCTAGTGGCTTGTCTCAGTTTGGCTTGTGCTATTAGTGTTGGCATTGCTTATCCTTTGATCTTAAAACGGTTGGTTATCTCTAAATCTCACTGCTAGGTCTGTTGAACTAAACTGTGTCAGCAATTCTCCGGTGGCTTTGGTTATTGTAAACATTCCAGGTCCTGGAGTAACTGGTCTATCAAATTGCATTTTAATCAATGTGCTTCCGCCACTTAGTTTTTGTGGTGGTGTGCTCACAGCACCATCAGTTTTAAAGGCTGCTGTGGTAGTGTCACTGATACCTGGGAATGCCACATTACAGGCTGTATCTATCAGCGTGCCAGCGTCTATGTTTATATAGTAGTTGGTGTTGCCTTTGAGTGGCTCAGTTGGCTGCAGGGTCAACACCTTGCCTGACACATTGTATATGTCTCCATATTTTTTGCTGGCATAGGTGCCTTTGAGATCAATCTTTTGATGCGTAGGACTAAACAATCCTGTGTTCAGTATGCTGACAAATGCAGGTCCTGTGGCTTTTATAGAAATGGCCTTGTTGAAATGTATTTTGATATTGGTGCCAGGTAAGGCATTGCCGCTTGGAGAAGTGCAAACTTCTACTCTAACCACTGCCAATGGAACTTCGGTGCGTATTTCCCACTTCTTTGCTTCACTGGGTTGACTTGGTTGAGCCGGTGTCTTTGTAATTTGATCACAATTGCCTGATTCACTTGCTGGTATGTCAGTCAACAACAGGCCTTGTGGTGCACTGACATCATATATTCTGTCTTCTGACAGTCCAGTTATAGTGCCAAAGGTAATTT